GCGGCACCTCTGTGTACACCAACCAGAATGTGATCAGCAAGGTGTTCGGCGAGGTGTTTGAAACCGCACGCAAGATGCTGCTGGAAGATCCGACCTACGGCCCAGCCATCAAAGAACGCATCACAGAAAAAGCTAACAGACTTGCCGAGTTCGGCAGAGGAGCTAGATAAATGGCCTACCCTATTTCCGATGTTACCCGCCGGGTTGTCTATTCTGGTTCGGCAGGTGTCGGCCCGTACAGTTTCACCTTTGAGATCCTGACCCAGACGGACATTGCGGTCTACAAGAACACCACCTTGCTGACCCTGACCACCGACTACACGGTCACGATCAACAGCAACGGCACTGGCAGTATCACGCTGGTGTCGGCGGCCACCGGAGCTGACAGCATCACCATTGTGGGTGACCGTGGCATCCAGCGCACAACCGACTTTGTGACGGGTGGCGACCTGTTTGCCAACACCCTGAACCAAGAGCTTGACGCGCTGACAATCTACTCGCAGCAGGTTGATGAGAAGGCAGAGCGTGGCCTTAAAGCCCCGGTCACTGACCCCACCGACATTGCCATGACGCTGCCCAGCAAGACCAGCAGGGCCAACAAGTACCTGGGCTTTGATGCGAACGGCAACCCGGTGGCCACGGCTGGAACCTCTGCGCCGCCTTCGCTGGGCACGCTGTCCTCGCAGAACGCTGATGCTGTTGCAATCACTGGAGGGGTCATCACTGGCATTACTGATCTGGCCATTGCTGATGGGGGCACCGGAGCCTCGACTGCAGCCAACGCCCGCATCAGCCTGGGTGTGGCGATTGGCACTGATGTGCAAGCCTATGATGCGGCCACTGCCAAGACCAATGTGGCGCAATCCTTCACTGCCGCACAGCGCGGCTCTGTATCGACCCTGACGGATGCTGCAACCATCACCCCTGACTTTGCTGTGGCCAATAACTTCAGCGTGACGCTGGGCGGTAACCGCACACTGGCCAATCCGACCAACCTCACGGCTGGCCAGTCTGGTGTGATTGTTATCACCCAAGACGGCACTGGCTCCCGCACGCTGGCCTATGGTGGCTACTTCAAGTTTCCATCTGGAACGGCTCCAACACTAACCACCACCGCCAATGCCGTTGATGTCCTGGCCTACTATGTTGAGAGCGCAACCCGCATCACGGCCCGCCTGATTACGGATGTGAAGTAATGCTCGGCAACCCTCTTCTTCTTGGCGCTGAAGACTCATACACAATCAGCCGCTCTTTGCGGCTGCGCTCTAGTGCGAGTGCGTTTCTAAGTCGAACTCCTGCTGGTGCTGGCAACCGCAAGACATGGACATGGAGCGGATGGGTGAAGCTCTCTGCCATTGGAGTAAGCCGGGGCCATGGTTTGCTGTCCGTTGGCACTGGAGCCAACGGCACCACTGGCTTTGACTTCAGGGTGAATGATTCCACTGACGGAAGCATTCGGATTGAAGAGGCTCTCTTCGGGACAACCACTTATTGTGTGCTTGTAACAACTCCGGTCTATCGTGATCCGTCTGCTTGGTATCACATCGTTCTGTCAGTAGACACCACCCAGGCAACATCTTCAGATAGGGTGAAGCTCTATGTCAATGGAAGTCAGGTAACTTCATTTTCATCATCCACTTATCCGTCACTGAATTATGACTTCCTTGTTAGCAGCGCCACCCAGCACAATATGGGTGTCAGCAAAGCCAATGGAGTGACAACATATGCCGATGAATATTTGACTGAGATCAACTTCATTGGAGGACAAGCCCTTACACCCAGCAGCTTTGGTGAGACCGATGCAACCACTGGCGCATGGAAGCCAAAAAGATACGCTGGCACTTACGGCACAAACGGCTTTTATATAAACTTTTCTGATAACAGTGACAAAACTGCAACGACCATTGGAAAAGATTATTCTGGCAATGGAAACAACTGGACACCAAACAGCATAAGCATCACCGCTGGCACTACCTACGACTCCATGCTGGATGTGCCGACGCTTTGGGCTGACGGCGGCAATGGGCGCGGTAACTATGCGAACTGGAACCCAATCGTTCCGATTAATGCGTCATCCACAATCACCAACGCAAACCTCCAGGCAACTCTCGGCGGCACCGCTGGAACTAACGCCAACGGTGTGCTGTCAACATTCAAAATCAACTCGGGAAAATGGTACGCGGAATTTACGCTATCCACAATCACCAATGGAGGCACTTATCCGTTTGTCGGGATAACAGGAGCAAACTCACTGGTGACCTCGAATGTATCCAGCAACTCGGCAAGTTATTGCATTCGCGCAAGTGGAAACATTGACGCGCTTGCTGTATTTAACACTGGATATGGTTCTTCGTTTGCCAACGGTGATGTTTGCCAAATTGCCGTTGATTTTGATGCGGGCAAGATTTGGTACGGTAAAAACGGAACATGGTTTGCGAGCGGCAACCCAGCGAGTGGGACAAGTCCCTCTAGTTCAGGTGTCTCTTCTTCGACGCTCTGGGCGTTTGCTGTCAGCGGGGATGGCAACGCTGTCGCTGCCGCCAACTTCGGCCAGCGCCCATTCGCCTACACTCCGCCCAGCGGCTACAAGGCGCTGAACACGCAGAACTTTCCTGAGCCTACGATCAAGAAGGGCAGCGATTGGTTTGACGCCAAGCTGGACACCGGGGCAAACATCAAAGCCACGGCTGAAGCAACCTTCACTGGTGATGAATTGGTCTGGATCAAAGACAGGGCCAACATCAACAATCACCAATTAATTGATTCAGTACGGGGAACCTCGGCGGTGCTGCAGTCAAACACGACAGCAGCAGAGACAACTTACACGGCACCATCAGGCAACTCGGTGGGCTGGGTGTGGAAAGAAGGCGCTACCCCAGGCTTTGACATCGTGGCCTATACGGGCAATGGTACGGCTGGTCGCACGATAGCCCACTCTCTTGGTGTTGCGCCTCAACTCATAATTTCAAAGTGTAGGTCTTCTTCTGCAACGAATTGGCCGGTATTTGGTTCTTTGCTTGGCGCAAACAAATATTTGCTTCTCAACTCCACAGCGGCATCAGCAACTGGATCACCGGGCTACGACAACGGCACTCTTGCGACATCATCCGTGTTTAGTGTTGGCAGTCAGTCTGACATCAACAGCAACGGCGCAACCTACATCGCCTACCTCTTCGCCGAGGTCTCTGGCTTCAGCAAGTTCGGCAGCTACACCGGCAACGGCAGCAGCGATGGGCCGTTTGTGTTCTGCGGGTTTAGGCCTAGATTTATCATGTGGAAGCGCACCGATTCGACATCCGATTGGGTGATGCAAGATACTGCGGTGAACACCATAAATGTGTCTTCATCTTATCTAGTCCCGAATACATCTGCCGCTGAGGGATCGTTTGGTTTCCACGACATCGTTTCCAACGGATTCAAGCTGCGGCAGACTAACAGCACTTGGAATGTCAACGGCGGAACCTACATCTTCGCGGCCTTTGCCGAAAACCCGTTTAAGTATTCCCTAGCGAGGTAAGACAATGTTCATGCTCAACAACCATCCTGTGTCTGTTGATTGTGCTTTTACGCACAACAACATTCAATATCCCGCCAACTGGTTGCGCCTCGCCAGCCCAGCAGAGCGGGCGGCCATCGGAATCACTGAGGTGGCTGATCCGGAGCAGTACGATGACAGGTTCTATTGGGCACCCGGCAACCCCAAAGACCTCGACCAGCTCAAGACGCAGATGATCGGGCAGGTGAAGTCTATTTCTGGCTCTTTGCTGGCAACCACTGATTGGAAGATCACCCGTGCTGCCGAGGGCGTGAAGGCTTGCGATGCTGAGACGCTGGCTGATCGCGCTGCCATCCGTGCTGCCAGCGATGCCAATGAGGCGCTGGTCACCGCCTGCACTACTGTCGACCAGCTTGCTGCTGTTCAGTTCACTTGGCCTACCCAGAATTAACGGAGTAGCTTGTCATGGATCAGGGAGAGATTGACCCCGTGCGCTACGGGGTGCTTTGGGAGCGTGTCCAAAACATGGACAAGAAGATTGACCGCATGGAGCGGCAGATTGAGCAGCTTCTGGAGCTGGCCAACAAGTCCAAGGGTGGACTGTGGGCTGGCATGGCCATCGCCTCGGCGGTGGGCGGTGCCATCACTTGGCTGGTTGGCCACTTCAAGGGAGGGTAGACCATGATCCCCATCGACCCGATCACGGCGCTTGCTGCCGTCAATAAGGCGGTGAAGATGGTGAAGATGGCAAGCCAGACCGCCACTGATGTGGCCCAGCTCGGCCCCTTGCTGGGCAATTACTTTGATGCCAAGGCCACGGCCACCAAGGCTGCCCGCCAAGCCAAGAAGAAGGGCGGCTCCAACCTGGGCGCAGCAATGCAGATTGAAATGGCGCTCAAGGCCCAGGCCGACTTTGAGCGCGAGGTGCAGGGGTTGTTCTTCAGCTCCAACAACATGGACATCTGGCACCAGATCAAGAAGCGCGAAGCTGAGATGAATGCTGAGGATAAGGCCGAGGCAGAGCAGGAGAAGCTGGCAGAGATCCGCAGGCAGAGGGAGATGCGTGAGTACAAAGAGATTGGCATTGCTGTGGTGATTGCTGCGATGCTGCTGGGTGCGGTGGGTTGGGTGCTGGTAGAGATCATCTTCTAGCCATGAGATGTCTTTGCCTCCAGACATCAAGAAGGTCATCATTGATGCACTGGACAAGTACATCAAGGTCATCTGTTATCTGATCCTGGCTGATGCAGCTTTCAGTTTAGTGATCACCTTGCCACCTGAGATTGCAAACAAAATTTTCGACGCACTATTTAGGCGACTTGGACTATGAGCTTCATCAAGAAACCAGCAGCCGGGGCCAGCCGCTCTGAGCGCGAGGCCTATGTGAAGGCCTGGGCTGCCATCACCATCAGCATCTTTGCCCTGCTGCTGGCCATCAATGGCTACTTCGGCGGCAGCAACAGCAGCCGGGTGCTGGGCAAGACGATTGAAGCGAACAATTTATGGGCTTGGTATCAGGCCAAGAACATCCGCTCGGTGATCTATGAAGAGGCTGGCAAGGCAGACAAAGCTGCCAAGCAAAAGGCCGACATGGAAGAGATTAGCGAGAAGGCCCGCAAGGCAGAGGCCGAGCGTGATGTGGCCAAGAACAGAAGCCCCTGGTTTTCCTACGCAGGGATGGCCCTGCAGTTAGCTATCGTCCTGTCGAGCGCCGCGATCTTGGCTGTGATGATGCCCATGCTGCTTGTCAGCGTTGCTGTCGGTGCGGGCGGTGCCGCACTGCTGGTGTTTGCAATGGTGATCTGATGCTCTCTCTACTCTCTACCCTTGGCGGTATCTTGCTCGGCGGTCTGCCAAAGCTGCTCGACTACTTCCAGACAAAACAGGATCACAAGCATGAGCTGGCTCTAGCGCAAGCGCAATCTGAGCGTGAGCTGGCCCTGGCCGCCCAAGGCTTTGCCGCCCAGGCCAAGGTGGAGGAGATTCGCTCCGACCAGATCGCCATGCAGACTGAAGCCGCGATGACCCAGGCCGCGCTCGACCACGACAAGCAGGTGCTGAAGTCGGCCAGCAAGTGGGTGGCGAACTACATCGGCACGGTGCGCCCGACGGTGACCTACCTGTTTGTGCTGGAGCTGCTGGCCATCAACGGGTTCCTGGCCTATTACCTATGGTCACACCCTGAGCTGGTCAAGAGCATTGATGATGTGATCAAGTACAGCGACCTCATTTTCTCCAGCGATGAGATGAGTATGCTGGGCGGGATCATTGGCTTCTGGTTTGGCTCTCGCGGGTTCAAGAAGTGAAGCTCAGTCACGCTGGCGCAGAGCTGATGCACAGGTATGAGGGCTGCCGCAATCGGCCCTACTTGTGCCCTGCTCACATCTGGACTATCGGCTATGGCCATGTCTTGTACCAGCAGCAGATCCGTCTGCCCATGGTGAAGAAGGATGGCGAGAGTGGGCAGATCCGAAAGGAGTACCCGCTTGAGGAGGGGGATAACCGTGTCTGGTCGAAAGAAGAAATCAATCAGTTATTCGCAACTGATGTCGCAAGTTTTGAGCGCGGTGTTTTACGACTTGTTCCCACTGTTGCTGGCAAGCAAGGCGCTTTTGACGCTATGGTCAGTTTTGCATTCAACGCAGGGCTAGGCAACTTGCAGCGGTCTCAGATCCGCATCAAGGCCAACAGGGGTGAGTGGCAGGCTGCGGCTGACGCACTCATGGATTGGACAAAGGGAGGCGGCAGAGTGCTTCCCGGACTGGTGAAGCGCCGGGAAGCAGAGCGTGCCTTATTCCTCTCCGGCATTGAGGAGAGCGCCTAGCGCCTTGATGCGCTTCTGGTGGCCAGCAGTGTGACGGATGCGCTTGACAGTATCAATGCACTCCAGCGTATCGTGGTTGGTTTCCTTCAGCTCTCGCAGCTTTGTCATCCGATCCCGCGGGGCGACCTTGCCAGCGCGGGCAGTCTTGTCGGCCAGGGCTTCATAGGCATCAGCCCACTCATCCAGACTGCCATGCACTGAGAACGGCTGCTCCTTACCCGGCACCAGCAGGGCAAAGCCAATCGGCTGCACTGGCTCTTCATCTTCGGTGATCGCCTCGACGGTCTGCAGCACCTCCTCGGCCTGCTGCTGCAGCTCGACGGCTATCTCATGCAGGCGCTCGGCAATGACCACTGGCTCATCCACTGTGTCGGCCATGGCCTCCTCGATCACTACCGGGTCAGACACCGGCAGGGCCGGGGCGATGACATCCAGCGGGTTGCGTGGCGTGATGTCCTTTGCCTGCTGGGGCTTGGCCTCATCCGGGAAGTCCTGCGCCTCCTCGGCGGTGATCAGGCCTTTGAGTACATCCGGGAAGGCATCGCGCAGGGCAAAGCCCCTGGCACGCATGGCCAGCATCCGCTTGGGGTAGGCCTGCCATGGCCCTTGCTTGCCCCACAGACCCGCCCGCTTGGCATCCTCGACGCTGAACCGGGCGGTCACTGGCTTGCGGCCCTTGCGATTGGCAATGCAAACGGCCACCGGGTTGGGTGTGCCCTCGCCCTCCATGTATTCCTCGACACCCTCGCAGACGGGGCTGGCCTGCACCAGCGCCATGGCTGCATCACCGTAGACGCTGGGCTTGCCGTTGATCACGGCAATGTTCTGCAGGGCTTGCATGGGGGCAAGGCCAATCTCATACCCCCATTGCACGCAGACCATGATGTCCTGCGGCTTGCCCTGGTAGGCGCGGGGAACCATGGAGCTGTCGGCCAGCATCTTGCTGAACTCCATGGCCTCGGTGATGGTGGCCGGGGCAAAGCCCTGGCGATTAATGAGCTGTGTCATTTTTGTGCTCCATGTATTGGTCGATGGTGGTGAAGATCAGTTCAGCGATGGCATCAATGGCGGCCTCTGCCTGCTGCTCGGTGGCCTGGGGGCAGGCATTCAGGATGGCAACCACCGCCTGCTCATAGGCGAGGTTGATGACGGGGTTGTCAGTTTTCATTTGATCACCTTCACTTTCAGGGTGGACTGGCGTGCGCTGTAGGCCTCCTTGGCTGGCACCAGCCGCTCGGCCTGGGCCGAGTAGTGGCGCATGGGCCACTCGACCAGCAGGTTCCCGACCTTGCCCACCTTGGCCTGTCCCAAGATTTTTTTCAGCGCAATCTCGGCCTGCTCAATATCCTCCTTGGCCGTCTTCATGCTGGCCTTGGCATCAATGATCTTCTGCGCCCAGGTGGCAGCAGACTGAGGCATGGCCAGCTCGGCCTCCTCGATCACGCTGGGGTAGATCCTGTCCATGTCCTCGCTGCTCTGCGGGGGGTACCAGTCAATCTCACCGTGCTGCCTGTAAGCCTCCAGCTTGCTCTCAAAGGTGTTGACCGCTGTGATGATTGCCTTCTCGGTAACGGCATGGCGATCAAAGAGAAACACCCGCATCTCAATGCCTTGGTACAGCACGCAGACGGCACCCCACTTGTAGCCGGTCACCAAGAGCTGGCCTTGGAGCTGGATGGGGCCACGGGCTAGGTCAGGCGCATCCTCCGGGTAGGTTTTGGTGACCTTGGCCTCCAGCACCCCAGGCCCATCCAGCACGATGCTGTCCTGGCCGACAACATAGATGTTCAGATCGCTGTTGCTGGTGACGGTCTGGCCGGTGCCCTGGGCAATGCCATCCAAGCTGCACTGCAGGGCCAGCAGATCACTCTTGAAGGGCTTGCCAATATCGACATCAAACTCAGCAATGCCCAGGCGCTTGCAGGCCTCGGTCAGCACTACTGGCTCCAGGGTATTGCCCCAGGCCATGGCCTCATTGCCGATGTCATCCCGCGGCTTGCCGTCAATCGCGTTGATGCTGTACTGCAGCTCATCATTGGGCCTGCTGTACTTGCTGTAGCCCATCAGTCCCGGCAGGCGGGATGCGGACATCATGCGGTCATCAGTGAGTTTCCCGGCCATGCTCGGCCTCCTTCAATTTGTAGCTGGCAATGTGCTTGCCGGTGGGGGTGGTGACTGTCTCTGTTTCGATCTTGATGCCCTGCTGCCGGAGGTCAGCGATGCGGGCGGCCAGCCTGAAGCAGCCAGCCCGCTCCAAGGCATCCAGCGCGGTGACCGGGCCAGCCTGCAGCATCTCTAGGATGGTCTTGGTCTGGCTCATCAGATGACCCCGGTGACGATGGCCGTCAGCAGGCAGGCCATGATGATGCCGCCTAGCACCATGATCACTTTGTCGGCCAGGGTGAAGGGGGGATACTCCTCATGGATGCCGCCTCGATGGCCGGGGCCAAAGGCCTCCTCCATGGTGCGGGGGTAACGCTTCTCTGTTTGCATGGTTTTCTCCTTGGTTACTGTTGCGGGAAACGCTGGATCAGGCGGGCCACTTGGGCGGGCCGCCATTCGGTATTGCCGCGGGCGGTCTCAACCCCGCGCTGGGCCAGAGCTGCGGCTATGTCGCGCAGGGTGGTGGCACCGGAGGCCTGGATGCTGGCAATGATCGGCTGGATGCGTGCGGCATAGGCATCAGCACGGGCCTGGATGCGCTCTATGCCAGCCTCGCTGCCCTTGGTGGGGGTAGGACTACCCAGGCGCACGCCACGGGCCTTAGCGGCCTGCAGAGCGGCCTTGGTGCGTTCGGAGATCTTGCGGGCCTCCCACTCTGCGAACACGGCAGACATCTGCAGGAAGGTGCGGTCAGCCTCGGGCATATCGGCGCAGACGAACGGCACGCCAGACTCCAGCAGGCCGCTGATGAAGTGGACATTGCGGGCAAGGCGGTCTAGCTTGGCGATCACCAGCACGGCCTTGGCCTTCTTGGCTGCAGCCATGGCCAGGGCAAGCTGCTCACGGTCGTTCTTGCGGCCAGATTCCACCTCGGTGAACTCGGCCACCAGCTCGGCAGCTCCGATGTGCTGGGCGACTGCAGTGCGCTGGGCATCCAGGCCAAGGCCGCTCTGGCCCTGGCGGTCTGTGGAGACACGGTAGTAGGCGACAAAGCGGGTCATCACTTGGCTCCCTTCTTGCGCGAGATGTAGAAGGTGAAGCCAAGGCGGCCCACCTTGATGAACCAAATACCGCCGATTTTCTTGATGGTCATCTCAGGCCTCCGTGGCTTTGGAGATGGCGGCACGCAACAGATTCAGCTCTTCAATGCTGATCCAGACCTGCATCATCCCGCTGTCTGTGATCACCGGGGCCTGCCCGACGATGGTGTTGACGATGGCCACGGCGCTGTGCAGTAGCTCGGGGGCGGCAACGATTAGGCGGCCGTTGGCGGGCGCAGGATCAAGGCCGTCAGCCAGGATGCCCCACTCAGGCAGGCGGGCGACGATCACGCCGGAATCTGCTGGGCCGACAACTTCGCGCCCGTTAATGGCCCAAGGGCCGGGGGTGTGTGTGGTGGTCATGTCAGGCCTCCACAGCAGCTTGAATCATGGCCTTCATAGCGCTGGACTTGTAGCTGTCCAAAGCCGCGGCGGCATTGTCAAACCGCTTGCCAAGGCCGCGCCAGACGCGGTGCGAGGCATTCTGGCAGCAGACAAACAGGTGATCGTTAGCAATCCAGATCTCTGCGGAAGCCTTGCCGCAGGACAGTTGCACCAGCTTGCCGGCGTTGGTGACTTCGTGCTTGGTAATGAGAACTTGGGTCATCGTCTCTCCTTGTGAGCTTTATCTGCTCGGTTGCGATAGGTGGATTGTGCCTGAACCGATAGCGGTGTCAATACCCAAAGCCAACAAAAACACTAGGACAAACCCTAATACGCTTCTTGCCCTGTGATGGGAGTAGACTCCTGCGCTATCGCCACGATACCGAGCAGGCCCATGCAACAGAAGAGAATCCCGTTCCTAGTGAGGCTGCACCCTGACAGCAGGGAGCTGCTGACCAAGGCCGCTGCAGACCAGCGCCGCAGCATCAGCAGCATCATTGACCAGTGCGTGCGAGACCAGCTCCAACCCCGCTACGGCGGCCTGGAGCCTCGCCTGCAGCGGTTCCTCATGGGGGTGAAGCAGTGACCCAGCAGGAGGCCATCAGGGTGCTGGACATGGCCAGGGAAGGCCAGTCACTACCCGCCGAGGTGATCCAGCTTGCGCTGTCGGTTACTGACCAGCAGCCCCAGCCGGACAATGCCGAGCGGTGGGAACAGTTTTTGGCCGCGCTGCGCCAGAAGGGGTTGCTGTGATGGAGCTGCAGTTCACTGTGCTTGGCAAGCCCCGCGGCAAGGGCAGGCCGAGGTTTGGCAATGGCCGCACTTACACCGACAAGCAGACGCTGGAGTATGAGCGCCTGATTGCCTGCCGTGCTGCCGAGGCCATGCCATGCCCTGCTGTTGAGACCCCGGTCATTGTGCGGATTGTGGTCTACAAGGGCATCCCTGTGAGCTGGTCAAAGACCCGCCGCCAAAGGGCAATGATGGGCGGTGAGATCCCTGGCAAGCCTGATCTGGACAATGTGGCCAAGGCTGTGCTGGATGCTCTCAACGGCGTGGCTTATGTGGATGATGTGCAGGTGGTCAAGCTGACGGTCAGCAAGCACTACAGTGAAGAGCCTCGCATTGAGGTCAGCGTAAAGGAAAGCCTGGAATGAAAGCAATCCCGTCTGAATGGCTGCAGCCTGGGGCCATAGTGCCTGTCACGCCTGAAGTGGTGCGTGAGCTGCTGGAGTGCGTGCGCGTGGCCTACAGGGCTGGTCAGGAAGCCGAGCGCGCCTACCTGCTGTCCACCGAGATCCATTCCTGCCATGCCAACTGCCAGCGGTTTGCTTGTGTGCAGACTCGGCGGGCGGTGGAGGCCGAGCGCGAGGCGTGTGCGAAGGTGTGTGAATCCATGCTTCTCGAATGGACAGAACAGCCCGACATCGCGCAGGCCGAGCGGGCCACAATGTTGGACTGCGCCGCCTCCATCCGCGCAAGGGGTCGGCAATGAATGAAGATGACAAGCCTGCATTCTGGGAGAAGGCGGTGGCATTCCTGCTGTCGGTAGTGGCCATTGGCTGCGCCTTGGTGCTGGTGAAGCTGGGCGTGGCTGGACTGATGGGGATCTGCAGATGACCCGCAAGCGCAGCAAGTACAGGCCTAAGGGGCTGATCATGGACACGGTGAGCCATGTCCTGCAGGGCTTCAGGCTGGTGCAGCACACTGGTGCAGCGATCACCCTCAAGATCAAGAACCATCAGGCTCTGGCCACGATGGTGCAGGGCAATGGCAGCAGGGATGATGTTGATGTGCTGATTGCGGCCATGAACGTGGCCGAGGCCTTGGTCATCACTGCAGAGATGGGCACCGAGTACCGGGCAGAGATCACCGCGGCACAGCAAGCCATCTTCACCATGGGCCAGCGTGGCGTGGCAAAGGGCAGGTTCCTGTTCACCGGGCCAGAGCTGACGGCGCTGAACCTGGGCATGGAGATCCATGATGCCCAGCTTGATTCCTGCACGGTTGGCCAGCTCGAGAAGGCCTTGGACTTTGTCGGCAGGGAGATCAGGGCCAAGCGTGCGAGGGCTATATCGTGACCGGCTTTGCGTCACCCTACTACGGCAAGCTGCAGACAGCCTCGCTGCCCAGCGAGGTCAAGCGCATCTGGTACAGCCGGGATGAGGAGCTGCCGGATCTGCCTTCTTGGCGCTGGTCATTCGAGATGCAGGATGACCTCGAGCAAGTAGAGCAGCGTGAGCTGGTCATTAAGTTGCTGGAGACCATCTGCTTCACCGACAGAGAAGACCTTGTAGTGCGCCTGATGGTGATGGATGGATATACCTTGGAAGAGGTCGGGGAGGAGCTTGGCTGCACAAAAGAGCGGGTTCGGCAGATCTACATGAAGGCCATGAGGAAAGCCAGAACCCGGCAGAAGTCAGTCACTGGTGCCGAGCTGTGGCACATGGACTGCGAGGTGACTACTTGGGAGCATTACAGATGGCAGCAGAAGCAGGTCAGACGGAGGGAGGCGGTTGCACCTCTGGAATACATGGATTACTCACGCGGAATGGATGACCTATGAGCCTGTCAGCGCATCAGGTCTTCATGCTCAAGCACTTTGCCATGGGCTGGAAGTTCAAACTGGTCAATGACAAGCCTGGGAGCTGGAATACCTACTGGTCTCTGCGCCGCCGAGGGTTGGTGGATGCTGGCAGCGTGGTGACCCAGCTTGGGCGCAAGGTACTGGCCAAGGAGATGCAATTGCAAGCTAAGAGGGAGGCTCTCAAGTGAAGCGTGGATACCGAAGGCCATTCATCCTGCCAGCGAACACGGGGCCGCTGCCTGAGCGCCCGGTGCTCGAGCGTGCAGCCGCCAGGGAGCTGCTGACCACCTGGGAGGTCACCAAGGACAAGGCGCTGGTGGACAGGCATCTGGCGACAATGGACAAGCTGTACGGCAAGGGTGCCGAGCAGCGCATCAGGGCGCACATGAGGGACATCGCCAAGAATGAGCGTTGACACGGTCATCAGGCTGCCCAAGCGCAAGCCCAAGATCAGCCAGCGTGAGCCTGAACCAGATGCCAGGAAGCTGGCTGTGGTGCCCTTCAAGGCCATCACAGATCAGGCTCTGACGGATGGTGCGATGCGAGTGCTGGCGCTTGTCTGCAGCTACTGCAACAGGGCAGGCATTACATGGGTCAGCCAAGCCAGATTAGCAAAGGACATGGCGGTAAGCAGGCAAGCGATTAGCAACCAGTTCAAGCAGCTCAGAGATCAGGGATACATTGAGATTGTCAAAAAGGGTTGGCGAGGTGAACGCTCAAACACGGTCAGGGTAATCTTTGACAAGACCATTGATGTGCATACAGCCATCGCCATCACATCAGCACAGGAAGACACAAGGCCACCATCTATGCAAGACCAAGAGATAGACCCATTAGGTCAGCAGCGTATTGCCAAGCTAATCGCACAGGCATTCAAGTCAAGTAATCAAAGGAAGGAGGCAGCAATGTCAAAGCCAGGGGAAAGCAGAGCAGTCAGAGCCATCAAGGAGGCCAACAAGAAGGGCAAAGCAAGGCGCTCCATTGGTCAGCCTACGGTAGCGCATGAAGAGGCTCATCATAGGCAACCCATTGGTCAGCCTACAGTTGCGCTAAACACAGGGAACACCTATAGAGGTTTAACCTTAGAGGATGTTAAAAAGTTAAGAGATGAAGGTTTAACTGATGTGGAGATAACAAGTTGTCTTGACGATTTGTTGAGCGCGTACGCAGCCGAGTGCATCACGCCCAAGCCCGAGCACCTAGCCGCGGGCATCCTGCAGTTGAACCGGGATGCCAATCGCCAACACCATCAGGAAGGCACCTAGAAGGCTCTAGGAGGCGCAAACGACAGGGGGGATAGGCATGGGTAGCGACACAGTGCGTTAGCGCCTTGTAGGGCCTGCAATCCGATGGTGTCACAGACCCCTATGTTCGTTTGGGTTTGTGACGGGTAAGCTAGGGGTGGCGGTAGTTAGGGTTAGCAAAGTGGCGGGGGTAGGTATGTAAGTGGGAAATATGGTGAGTGTAGCGCGAAAGGTATGGTTATCCCCCCCCACCCCTCACCTACCGCTAGGGGGTATATGAATGAATTTTTCCCCCATATTTCATGGGTAATGTTTTTTCAAAGGAGTGAACGATGGCTTACGAAAAGAAACCTGGACAGGGTAGTGCTTGGAAGAATAAGGATAAGACGGAGGAATGGCATGCTGCTTATCGTGGTGATGTGATGTTGCCTAATGGGGATATTCATTACTTGGATATCACGCCTAAGAAGACACAGGCTGGTGAGACATATATTGCTGTGAAGATTGGTAAGCAGAAGAGTGCTGGCCAGGGTGTGCCTATGAGCCAGCACAGTGTGGACAAGGGCAATGGGTACCAGCCTCAGCCGTCTGATGACTCTGAGATTCCTTTCTGATGGCTAGGCCTAAGTCACAGGTGTCTGAGCAGATCCCTAGCCTGAAGAATTGGGGTGGGGTGAGGTCTGTGCAGAAGAGGCTGGAGAGGAGCAGCACGATTACTGGGAACCGGGAGGCTATTGCTTACCAGATGGTTTCCATGGCGATGACCAACATTACGCACATAGCGACATGGGATGACCAGGGCAGGCTGAGGGTCAAGAGTGCCAGCGAGATTCCTGAGCACGCTCTGGCTTCTATTAAGAAGATCAATGCCAGGGTGGACAGGGATGGGAACTCTTTTCTGGAGATTGAGCTATATGACAAGGTGGCTCTGCTGAGGTTGCTGGCTAAAGCTAGTGGCCTGCTGGACAATCCTGATGACGGCAATGAGAAGCCATCTGTGATTGATGTGAATGTGGTGGCACCAGACAGGGAGGCTAGGGATGACTGATATTGAGATCATGCGTGCTGCTGCGGAGCGGATCACGGCCCACAATGTGGCGCTCAGGAGCTTCTTGCTGCGCTTGCTAGACCCTGATGACCTGGGGCACGCTGTGACCCCGGAGGTGCGCCAGAAGGCCACTGTGCTGCTGTCTATGCAGAGCATCTGCCCGCCCTGCAACAACCACTGCCGCCAGGGCAGAGACTGTCCTAACCGATGAAGTACACCTGCAAGTGCCACCCCTTGAGTGCCTTTCACTGGCGTGATCCTGACTGGCCGAGGATGATTGACTGGACAGCTCTCAATCGCGCCAATGTCTCCTCTACCAGCTCCACCACGGTGGTTAATGCCAAGCGGGCCACAGGGGTGGATGTGGCCACCATTCATGGGTTGTCTAATAAACAGCATCCCATGAAGCTAGACCCCAAGCACTTCCATGTGTTCATGAAAGCAGTCAATGGCAAGAACTAAAGAGCAGTCAGAAAAGGCGGTGGCCCAGGCTGGTCTGCGCCTGGACTTCAGCAAGTCACCGGTGATCTATGACTTCATCCAGTCCAATGCCTTTGTGCAGGGCCTGATGGGGCCTGTGGGGTCTGGCAAGTCCTACGGGTGCGCCTCCAAGATCTTCATCAAGGCTGTGCAGCAAAAGCCCAGCCCCATTGACAACATCCGGTACACCCGCTGGGCAGTGGTGCGTAACAGCTACCCCATGCTGAAAACCACCACCATCAAGACATGGCTGGATCTGTTTCCTGAGGGCACCTTTGGCCCCATGCTGTGGACACCGCCCATCACCCACCATATCCGGCTGCCTGCTAGAGATGGGGCTGCTGGCATTGACTGCGAGGTGATCTTCCTGGCCCTCGACCAGCCCAAGGATGTCCGTAAGCTGCTGTCATTGGAATTGACGGGTGCCTGGGTTAATGAGGCCAGGGAGCTGCCTAAAGCGGTCATAGACGGCCTGACGCACCGGGTTGGACGCTATCCGACCAAGCGCGATGGCGGCGCCTCCTGGCACGGTATCTGGATGGATACCAACCCCATGGATGATGACCACTGGTGGCACAACATGGCTGAGAAGGAGAAGATGACCGGGCCGTATGCCTGGAAGTTCTGGAAGCAGCCTGGGGGTGTAATGGAGGCTGATCCTGATCTGCTGCCTGAGAACCCTGAGGCTAATGACCATATCTTTTCTGCTGGCAAGTGGTGGAAGGTCAACCCCCAGGCCGAGAACATCAACAATCTGCCTGCTGGCTACTACCCTCAGATGCTGCTTGGCAAGAATCTGGACTGGATTCGCTGCTATGCCGGGGGTCTGTACACCTATGTGCAAGAGGGCCGCCCTGTGTGGCCTGAATACGATGATGCAGCTATGTCTGGTGACACGGTGGTGGAGCCTACAGTGCC